CATACCAACCAGTTCTGTGTGGTCTAACGCTGCTAGAAATTTTATAACATCAACAATTGATGTTTGTACTTGCTTGTCTGTTGATTGTTCTAAATCAACTGGAAAATAGTGGTTGAAAGTTTTGAAACCGTTGTCTCTTAACCACTGGTAAATTTTTACTTGTCCGTTGATAACAAAAGGTCGCATACCAATCACAGGCTTCCATGTTTTTTCGGTTACGAAACGATTGTCATGCTCTCTAAATTCTGTTTCGCTTACAATATTTAAAAAATGCTGCTGCCATAAATCAAGACGTCCCAGGCTCAGTAGATCATATGGCACACCCCCAAAATTTGTATACAAGTTATACTTTCCTTGTTTGGTGTAAGCTCTGGGGTCGTCTTGTATTTTTAAAACTCGCGTCAGCGGCATGTCTTCTGTTACATCGTAATCAACATCATTGTCACCCAGTGTTAGTATACCACAATTTTGCAAATTGTTTTTGAAAATTTCATCAACCAATGCAATTCTATGCGGCTTTGGTTTTCTGTTGTAACACAAGTATACATACTTAAAATCCATTGGTTGGATTTCTTCTAGTTTGTAATTTGGAAACTCTTGTAAACAAGCTACAGCACCGGTATTGAATTCGTATTCAGAATTAAATCCTGTGCCAATGTAATAAACGTTTTTTGCGTGTAGTGCTTGTTCAATGCTTTCAAACACATCTGGCAAAATGCACAATGGGTCCACTGGTGCTAACCAAAACAAGTTGTCAAACTGTTGATTGTTTCTTATTAGCTCCTGGACCTTTTGCCACTCAGTGTTTTTAAACTGTGGACCAAACCAAGTTAGGCTTAAAATTAAATTTTTTTGATTTTTAAATTCTTGTTCAACTTGCCGTTGTATGGAGTCTATTATGTAGTGTTCTTGTGGCCCCCAAGGATCACGAATACCAAATCTTGTGCCAACAAATGTTGTGCTCATTGTGTGTTCCTTGCTAGGTCAGCATCTATCATTGTTTTTACCATGTCTTCAAATGACTTCTTTGGCGCCCAGTTTAGAATCTGCTTTGCTTTGGTATTGTCCCCACATAATACGTTGACTTCTGCTGGGCGAACAAAGTTAGGGTCTACGTCAACATAGTGCATCCAGTTATCGATTCCAACATAATCAAACGCTACACTTAAAAAATCTCTAATAGATCTAGTTACACCAGTTGACACTACAAAATCGTCGGGCTCGCTGTGTTGTAAAATCAACCACATGGCTTCGACATAGTCCCCTGCAAACCCCCAATCTCGTTTGGCATCCAAGTTACCCAAGCGAATCTTGTCAGTCAAGCCAAGTTTTATTTTTGCAATGCTATCAGTAATTTTTCTAGTAACAAATTCTTTGCCCCTGAGTGGTGATTCGTGGTTAAACAAAATGCCATTGGCAGCAAACATTCCGTAACTTTCTCTAAAGTTAACAGTGGTCCAATATGCATGAAGTTTTGAAATGCCATATGGCGAGCGAGGTTTAAAAGGTGTTGATTCGTTTTGGCTGCTAGTATTAACATTCCCGTAAAGCTCACTTGTACTTGCTTGATAAAATTTTGTGTTAGCACTGTGCATTTTTAATGCAGTTAAGATGTTTATGACTCCTAGCGAGTTTACTTCGGTTGTAAGATTGTTTAAATCCCAACTTGATCCAACAAAACTTTGAGCAGCAAGGTTATAAAATTCAGTTGGCTTGATAGATTTTACAATTTGATTCATAGACCACGGGTCTGTTACATCTCCTACTGCTAGTTCAATTTGATTGTGTATTCCTAGAAACTTGAGATTTTCTAAGTTAGGGTTTGAATATCGTTTTATAACGCCGTAGACTTTGTACCCTTTGCTCAGTAGATATTTTGCGAGATATGGCCCGTCTTGTCCTGTGATTCCTGTTACCAAAGCAGTTTTAGTCATAATGTATCCTTTTGATGTTTATTTTTGGCTCCAATAGCGGCATTCTGCCCACCATGCAGCCATTTCGGGAAATGTTCGCAAGAAGTCGGTGCCTCGTCGACGATCGTGTTCACTAAAGAAACGATAAAAGTCCGCCTTGGCCTGACTGTGATCTTTTCCTTGCCCTGAGCGCATCCAAGCAATGTCTCGGTCCAGTCGCGCTACTTCGTAGTCTTTAAATCCACAAAACGGTGCTTGATCAGTTTCAATTTGATGACTCATCCAGACACGCAAGCGTTCTAGTCGATCGGCATACGACTCAGATAAAATTTGCAGGCTTTGCCAAGCAGGTTCACGCAGCACAGGAGTGTCAAACCACACACGCTGATACGTCTTACTATGCACTTGACGTAGGTCTAAAATACCTGCAAACAGATTTTTCAAACTGGGCACAGAGAGATTGTTCATTGTAACAATAAATGTTAGGCTGTTGTAGCTGGGCACTTCTGTCAGGAACTGATTTACTCTATCCCACAATAGATCAAAGTCCAGGCCGTGTCGCATGTATTCTGCTTGCGCACCCCAGCCGTCCAAGCTGACATACTGCATAAAGTGTTCTAGATTACCCTCTTGACACAAACGTTTTACATAGTCAAGATACCGCTCCCAACTTTTTTGATCCATTGAGAAGTTTGATGTAACGTTTAAATGCAAGTCCGGCTTGGGGTTCGCCAGCACGTAATCAAATACTCTGTAAGTATTTTTATCCAGCAAGGGTTCCCCACCGGTCATGCGGAAGTGCTTTAGTTCAGGGTATAGACGCGGCCACCAAGCCCAAAATGCTTCAACATAGGGATTATGTTCCCTAGCGGGAATGACACGTCTAGACCCTGTAAAATGTTCAGGAGAATTGTGTGGTGTAGCAGTAGGGTAAGCGCCCAAACGGTTAGCTTCGTCTCCCCAGCTAGAACTAAACTGGGGACTACAATAACTACACTTAAGGTTACAAGCGTTATTAAAATTAACCTCAACATATGAAGGTATGACATCATCTTCTTCTCCGGTTGAATTCTTTATCTTTTCAAAGTCTACAGCGGCCCAAGGTTCGCCTGAACGATAATGGCGATCACTGAGTTTGCCTTCGGCCTCCATGTTCCAGCAGTAGCTACACTCTGAGGGCTTTTCATTCTGCAACATGATCACACGTTGCGCCTTCTTGTGCTGGGTATTGTGCAGCGCACCGGGATCTGTTGCTATGGCCACAGGATCTATTGGGTGCAGGGGCGGATGATAGCAGGAGTTGTTTAGGCCTGTCTGCAAGTGCAGGCTAACTTGTTTCCATTTTGCTAGACACAGTGCAGGACCTAGATTGTGCCGCATCTGTTCTGCGGACCCTAGGAATTTGCTTTTGTTGTCTACTGACTCATCGCCTTTATTCCCAGACATGTGGCCCTGACTTTGGAACTGCAAAATTTAAATACGTTTCAATTTTTTCTAGATCTTTTTTGTTTTTTAAACTCACTAGTTCGTTGGCAAAATGCAATTCAACGCCTAAGTCTAATGCTAACTGCAATAATTCACTGCGGCGAACAACATCATCAGTTAAACAATACATACTGCACAGAACAATACCATCTGGACGTTCTTTGATGTAATACTCTAATCCCGGTTGCCAATCTAAATGTTCGTTCTCAAACTCATAGCTAGTATAAGCAATTTTGTTCTTTTGGCAATAAGGCTCGATAATTGCACGTTGCATTGGTAATGGGATATCTTTACTAAACTTACTGTTCCATCCAGCGTAGGTGATAAAACTCTTGCCAGTATAGTCCATTACTTCAGATACTTCGTAGTCGCCAGGTAAACGCATAAAGCCACCTGGCAGTCGTCGACCCCATTCTTCACCTTCAATAAGAATACGCATGTCCATGCTAACACGAGTATATCCTTCGTCGTTGTTTACATTACCGTGAATGTGCTCTTGAAAGAACAGATGACTTTGCCCAGGCTTTAGTGTCACAGGCCAGGCATGCTTTAAACTTTCTTCTTCAAACTTTTCGAGACTCCATTTTTCTGCCAACACACGTTTGGTAATTTCACGACTAATATCTAAGTCCAACATCCACATTGTGTTGGTCTTTTCTGCTTTGGTAAATGGCGTCCAAATAGTACGACAACCTCTACCATTGCCTACAAAGATACCTTGATGGAAAGCAAGTCTACGTCCTACTTTTGCTTGATTAGGAATAACAACCCGTAGCGTTCCTTGACGTTGTATCATGTAGCGTTTGTTGTCGATACGTTGTGGAACAATGCCTGCAGCAAACTCATCAAAGCGTTCCATAAAGTCTCTACGACTGCAAGCATTTTGTACGTGCTGACTAACACGAACGATTTCAGCAGGAGTTAATACTGCATGGAGAGTTTCTAATTCTTTTACATTAGGGGCAACCTCTTGAATAACTGACAATGCCCATGCTGGCCAATTGTATTTTTCTAAATCATAGTTTAGAGTTTTGTTATCCCAGTGTTGTTGAGTTGCAGTTAACATATTATTCCTCTTCTAGTAAAGTTATGATTTTATTATAAGTTTGTGTTTTTAACAAATTAAAATTGTATTCAAGAACATATTGCATATCCCAATACATTTCTTCTAATTTTTGTTTAGGCTGTTTAGCCAAACTGTCTATTACTTCTAATATTTTTATATAGCGGTCTTTGCCTTCGTACCCATCATAATCTTCAGACCAAAAATCATTAAATGTTTTAAATCCCATTTGACGTAAGTAACACAGATAATCTTTGGATGCAAACATAATAAAAGGTTTCTTGAGCCACATGGGTCGAGCAATTTTTTCTGTTGGATAAAATGTTTTCCCGGCTACATGCGCTTCTGAGATAATATCTACCAAAATGTCACGGTACATAGTTATGCCCACGTCTCGCGAATAATCGTACCATCCGTGGTTTTCAATCATAGTAACATCATTATTTTGATACGAAAGGATTGGCATATGGGGTAGCATAGTGGCTATTTCCCCAAGACTTTCTTTTCGAAGACAAGCTAGTTTGTCAAACTCGTATAACTGAAGCCTGTCGATATCTGTGTCATAGCTAAAATGTATCACACTTTGATCTTGGTAATGATTAAACAGGTATGATGCAAGCCCTAATCTACTAGCAGTGGGCCGGTGATAAAATGCCAAGAATGTTTTTGCGCCAGTCCAGTCATGCAACTCTAAAGGAATTTTTGGTTGATGAGCTAACCATCGATTGTGAGAATCAATTATAATGTTGTATTTGTTATGAGACTCAAGTTGATTTT